ATTGCACCTCGTTCGAGTGCTTCAATGACTGGGCCATTGTGCCATATGGTCTCACCGTTAACAAGACGGAAACCGCCAATAAGATCATCTTCATCTGTTTCAATAGTAATGTTTACACGAATGAGTTCTCTACCAAGTTGAGCACATGCTTGCTCTATAGAGAATGTTTTACCGTTACCTGATAGTCCTGTAACGAATGTGGGATAGAATTGTTTTGATTGTATAATCTTCTTTACGTCTGCAAAACTTCCAAACTTAACAAAAGTCTCGTCCTTCTCTGGAACAAGGTTTCTTTCACCAACTGGATCACCTGCAGGAGCACTGAATGATTTCTCAATCTTTTTAACTGCTTCAGTTGTAACTTCAAGATTCCACTTACCTTTAGATACTTTGTGTTTTTGTATCTTTCTAGTAACTGTAGAATATGCAATATCGTTCATAGCACAGAATGCTCTGATATCGGGAGTAGTAAATTCGTTACCGTAGTTACTTCTAAGACCGTCTATAACTTGTTGTTCGGTCATTTTAATCTCAAATGGTTTGAAAGTCATGATGTAATTGTTTTATCTATACAATTATTATACACAAAAAAAGGAGGTGAAACACCTCCTAGTGGACACTTTGTTAACTGGTTTATGACTTGGAATCTATAAATGCTTTAAGTTGAACGACTAATTTAGCGTGAGTTAATCTTCTATCAAGTTCAATACCATAGGTTCTACCAACCTCTTCTAATTCAATTTTTGTCATTTTCATTAAATCTTGTTTAGTATAGATTTGAGGAAACTCTGATACCTTCTCCACCTTCACAGGTGTTTCTACAACTGGTTGAGGTGTTGTGATAGGAGTTACTACGGTTTCAACTCCTCCTAATAAATCTCCAAATCTAGACATGTTTCTATTAATTCATTCAAACCTATTTATCAAGCAACAAATTCAATAAACTCACTTAGTATCTTTTTGTTCATTTTTTTACCTTTAAGACTCTTGAAGAATGCTTTCTTGATATCTGTTTTAGTAGCATCTTCTTTAACTTCAAAGACATCATCACTATCAAGTGCTTGAGCAGAGAGACCAAAGTATACATTGTATCCAGATTTTTTGATAGAAAATGCTTTCTCCTTTCTCCAAACTTTCATAGTCTTTTCAAGTTCATCACCATATCCAATGTATCTACGAGCAAAGTATGACGCTTCCCTTGGAGGTAATATTCTAAATCCAATGAAGTTAACATCACTAAACTTATCTCTTAGATTCTGTAATAACACATCGGTCATACTAAAAGCATTACTATTATCGAAAGCATAAGTATTTCCTGTCTTTCTATCTCTAAGAATACAATTCTCCCCTACGTAAGAAGTTCCCATATAACTATCACACTCTTCACCCCATCTTCTTGTAAACTCTCTATGAAAACGTAGAGGATGTGCTTCACCATCAGTTAGGATAACACACTGAACCTTCTCTACTTTATTCTCCTTTTTGAATTGTGGTAAAATATCATGCAAACAAACTAGTGTCTCATTTAAAGGTGTTCCTGATAGACCCATACCTAATGGTACATTATAGTAATTTGAATAACTCCAACTAACTGCTTTAGCAACTAGGTATATATTTTCCATCTGAGACTCAAGAGTCTTTGAATTTACTTTATGTGTAAGAAGATTCATTAGAGAGAAGTTGTCATCTAATTGTGCTACACCTTCCTTTACCTCATAAGATGCTCGATGATTTGGATTTGGATAGCAATTTGTAAATGCGTAAACTTCAAATGGTATTTGAATTTTTCTACAGAACCAGATTAGATTGTAAAGTTGCTTGATTGTGTCTAACATTACAGAGTTCATAGATCCAGACCAATCAAGTATGAATACTAATCCATGATTCTTACCATCAGGAAGAGTAGTAACTTTTTTGAATAGATCTTCATTATATTTGAAAGTATGAAGTTTAGTTGTATCTAAGATTCCTGTGCGTGATGTCGCTGCACGAGCATATGCAGATGCAGACTTCTTCATTTCAAATTCTTTTACAAGATAATTAACTTCTTTCTGTGCTGACCTCTTGAAATCTTTGAACTCCTTTTTAACTTCATTCATACTATCTCTAGTCAACTGTGCAATATCACAATTTGATTCAGTATACTTATTTGTTTCTTTTCTTTCAATTTGATCATTCCACTCATTTACAATGTTTCTATGTATTTGAGCGTTATCTATAATAATGTGATCAACACTCACTTTAGGTAATTCAAAGTATTCGTTCTGAACTGAATCTTTTCTATTAAGATTTTGAATTGATCTATCCAGTGCAGTTGCAGAACTAACCTCTATTCCTCCTTCTCCGTTTTCAATTTTTTGAATTGCTGCATCCAACTCCTCTGAAGGGATCTGAGAGATAGAAATATTTGATGAAGACTGATTTTCGTCCTCGGACTCATCTCCTTCTTCTCCATCTGATACCTGATATTCTGTATCATTATTTATTTCTTGATCAGAGTCTTCATCACTTGAACCACCAAATGATCCACCATCCATTTCACTAAACATCTTTGCTTCTTCTTCTCTCATCTTTTCTAGTTCCTTCTTCATATCTTCAATCTCTCCCTTACAATATTCATGAAGTAACTTAGAAACTTGAAGTACATCATCAAATGTTTCTGTAGAACCAACCATAGAAAGTAATTCCTTCTCACGGTCATTCTTGAAAGGTATATCATTGTAATTACCAATCTTGAAGTATAGATTTACACGATCAGCAAAGTTGAATGTATCTAAGTCTCTACCTGCAATCTGAAAGAAGTCTGAATCACTCAACTCATGATAACCTGTGTAGAATGTCTTTGATAATCCTGCATACTTTCTCTTCATCATCTTTTCAATACGTGCATCCTCTACGACATTCACGATACCCATTGGTATATTCAACTCTTCAAACCAGTTGTGATCAGGTGTGAATAGTGCGTGTCCAACCTCATGACCTACAAGTGCATCATATACATTATTGCTTGCCTTGTCCCACATAGGTAGTGTGAGAACACGAGTGTGTACATTGAAGGATGCGGTATCAACCTTCTTACTCTCTACAATGAGATCCTCTGTCGCTAGTAACTTAGCGAGTTGTCCTTTTACTTCGTGTCTTACAGTCATGTGCTTAATTATCTTATACATCTATTATAATGACGAAACCGCCCCTTGGGACGGTTAAGTAGACACTTTATCAACTGGTTGCGTCTTTTCTTTGCTTGACGTAACGCTTGTGGTTTTAATTTTCTTTTCTGGGGTTTACCAGAGTTGTGTTGCCAGTTAGGTGTGTTCATGTCACTATTTGAGAGAATCCTTTTACTTTATCAAATTTCAAGACATTTTCAAATCTGTCTTGCATATCAATTTTATGTGAGATAACAAAAGTATTCGCATCTTTAATTATAAATCTTATGATTTTAAGGAAATCGTCTGTACCAAAAGTATCTAGTGAACTATCAAATACCTCATCCATAATCAATAGATTAGTATTGACTGAGTTCTTAACTCTTGCTACTTCTCTCCAAGTGAATAGTAGTGCTAGATCAATTCTCATCTTTTCACCTTCACTAAAAGAACTGTATGTAAAGTCCTCATGTAAAGGAGATTGAATTGTTTCACTAAATGCCTCATCCAATTGAAAGTTTATATAAAACTCCATTTTCTGAAGAAAACGATTTACTTGTTGATTTATGAATGGAAGATACTTTTTGATGATCTTAGTCTTCACTCCATCATCTTTTAAAAGTGAGTATGCAAAGTCATGGTATTCTATATCTTCTTTCTGTATTGATAACTCTTCAGTAGTTTTGTCGAGATTTCCTTTAAACTCTTTTAATTTCTCATGTTCAGTATTTCTGTTTTTAAGTTGCTTGGTAAGTGTTTGAATTTCAGATTCAAGGTTTCGGATTTGTTTCTGATTGAGATTAATCCGAGTGTTGTTCTGAGAAATGTCATGGTTGAGCTTAGTAATCTCTTTTGATAGTTTATTAAAATGACGCTCTCGGTTTTGCTCTTTTTTGATGGTCTCTTCAAGGTCTTCGTAACCCTTCTTAAGTTCCTTCGCTTTAGTTTGAACGTCATTAATTCTATTTAAACGAAAGGATTCTTCTATAGGTTGAGTGCATGTAGGGCATGATACATTATCAGTAAAGAACTTATGTTCCTTTGTAAGGGTCGATACTTTATTGGATATTTTACCTTTTAGATTGTTAAGTTTCAGTAACTTTTCACTAGCACCAGTTGCCTTTTCCTGATCTTCTATAAGACCAGTTACCTCTAAATCTAACTCTTCATTAGTAAGAACATATTCATCAGTCTCTCGAATTAAATTATTAATATTTACTTTATTCTTCTCTATATTTTGTTTTCCCATGTCTTCTAATTCAGTTATAAACTTCTTTTGCATATTCATTTTATCTTTTATATTATCTCTTTTCAAATCTAAAGAGTTGATACTACCTTTCTTTTGACGTATCTTATCCTTGATTAAATTGTTCATTGCTGAGAAAATACGTATATCTAACAGATCCTCAATTACCTCTCTTCGATTAGGAGACGACAGTTGCATGAAAGGAACAAAAGAACTACTTCCCAGTATTACAATCTGAGTAAATGACTTATAATTTAATTTTAAAATACCTTGTTCCAATATCTTCTGCATTGCACGATCATCCGCTTCCTTATGAAGTTCAACACCATTCACTATAATATTGAATACACTTGGTTTAATACCTCTCTGAACTGTATATTGTTTTGTATTGATACTAAAATCTATCTCTACAGCACACTCCCTTTCGTTAACTGCGTTTACTAATTGAGACTTATTAACTTTACGAAATGGTTTATTGAAAAGAACAAATGTAAGTGCATCTAGGATTGTAGATTTTCCAGCACCATTTGTTCCAATCACTAGATTGGTATGATTACTCTGGAAATCAATCTCTGTCCAATGGTTTCCTGTAGAGAGAAGATTTTTCCACTTAATCTTTTGAAATGTTATCATCTAGTTTTGGCGGTATAACGATATCGTCAGGTTTAATCACTGCATATCTATAATTATACATCTTACACGTACGAATTGCAAGTGCCTCTTCAATTTCTATCACCGATAGAGAACGATCTTGTTCCACCTTCAAAAGCATTGCATATCTATCTGCATCATCCTCTTCTTCAAAAAAGAATAATACATTTTCACCATCTTTGTTCTCAACTGCGTAAGCACCCTGCTGAGAACTATTTTTACTTGCTAAAAGAAACATTATTCTACCTCACAGGCTTCGGAATATATCTTCTGTAAAATACCTTTAACTACGGATTTGTCACAATCCATATCACTCTCATCAATATATCTATTTAAAATTGATATTGTATTCTCAGTTTCTTCAACCTCAAACTCTTCATTATCTTGTATAACAAAATTTTCTACTATTTTTAGTTCATGAACACCAACTGAATACAGTTTATCTAAAAATTTTTCAAACCTCTTCTGTTCGGTTTTCTTACGAACTATGACTTTAACTATCTTATCTTTATATTCACTAGCATCAAATAACTGGTGTGGAGTATCTTCATAGTAAATATTGTAAAAAATACTATAAGGATTATTCACGGGAGTATGTTCAGTGGTTTCTGTATCAAATATATGAAATCCTCTTGGATCATTTACATCATTCCAGAACATCTCATATGGATTACCTAAGTAATATATCTTTCCATTATCTGATCTAGTATGATAATGACCAGAATATACTTTATCAAACTTTTCAAAAGCATCTATATCCATACCATCTTCCATGACATGACCACGGTGTGCTCTGAATCCATTTAATTCTAAATGACCCATCGCAACTTTTGATTGACTATTTCTAATAGTATCGAATGTAGTTTCTTCATTTTCAGAATTTATCCAAGGAACAAGTAATACATTTAAATCACCCAACTTAATTTCTTGTACTTCTGCATAAGTTGTTATATTATCATATTGTTTTAATAATAAGTCAATAGTATTAATCTCATTTGTATCTTTATAGTATGCAGTATGGTTTCCAACAACAGTATGAACTCTAATACCCATCTCATGAAGAACATCAAAATAATTAGTTCTTGCCCAATCAATTGCCCATAGATCAATAGTTCTTCGATTATCAAAAGTATCACCCATATC